TGAATACTCTGAAAATGGGGAGGACTTAGGCATTGAGCAGATAGCTTTTACATCCACTCCTGCTATCAAAGTTATGGGGATGGCATTCAATTCTCAGGTTAAGCAAATGATATTCAAAGACAATGTTAAGTATCGCATAGTTGCACCTGCTCTTATCCCTATGGAGATCTATCGTAAAGATGATGAGGATGGCAAAGAGTACTATGTATCATTTAGCAAAGAAGAGATAGAGAAGATACATTCTAAGTTTATGAAAGATATGTCTAATAAGGATCTGTTCAATTTAGAGCATGATACTACTGAGACAGTGCCTGCTTATGTACTTGAAGCATGGATAGTAGATAACCCACTTAAAGATAAAGCTTACTCATCATTTGGTATAGAAGTACCTACAGGTACCCTAATGGTAACAGCACAGGTAACTGATGTTGAGTACTATAACCACTTAGTAGATAATGACCAGGTAGGCTTCTCAATAGAGGGATACTTAGGTATGAAATTAAAAGAGGTAACACAATTAAAAACAGATATAAATATGAACAAATTACCTGATGGAGAACACACTATCGAGGATAAGATCTATGTTGTAAAAGACGGTGAGATTACTGAGATACGTGATGTTAAAGTAGTGGAGGCCTCAGAAGAGGTAGCCCTAGAAGATACAGTAGTAGAAGAGGAAGTAGTAGAGGAAGAGACTATGGCTGTAGATCCTGTACTAGATGCTGAGGCAATACTAGCAATAGTTAAGCCTGCCCTAGATGCAGAAGTAAATAATTTAGTAGCTATGATAGCAGACCTTAAAGCACAATTAGAAGATGCTATGGCTGTTGATAGTGAAGAGGATGTGGTAGTGGAGGAGCTTGTAGCTTTGAGCGTACAAGAAAAACTTAGTAAATTCAATCAATTTAATAATAAATAAAAAAAACAAAACAATGAGAAAATTAAGATTTGACTTAAACAATGGGGCTAATGCAACCCTAACACCTAACGCTGAGGCATTCTATGCACAGGCTTATTTAGGATCTTCTGACATAGTAGATAACTTTCGTACTTTGCCAGGTGTAAAATTTGAAGTAGCTCTAGGAGCTGTAACTTTTGGAGACATTTTACAACCATCAGCTTGTGCTTTTACTGCACCTACAGATACTTTATCTGCAAAGATTATGAGTGTATGTGCTCTATCTGCAATGGCTCAGATTTGTCAGTTTGAATTAGAGCAGTCTTTTGTATCTTTACAAATGTCTCAAGGATCAAACGGTGATTTCACTGTAGCTAACTTTATGAACTTCTACTGGAGTGAGATGGCTAACTCTATCAATGCATCTATTGAGTCATTAAGATGGCAAGGTGATACTACTTTAATAGCTAACCCATTGAACTTATGTGATGGTTACGAAGTACAACTTGCAGGAGATATCAATGTTATACCATACACTGCTATGACACCTAACCCTACTTTTGCACAGATGTTAACTAATTTACAGGCTGCTTTTGCTTTAGTACCTGCTAACATTGCATCACGTACTGCTGATCTACGTATCTACTTACCAACTCAATTAGTTAATATCTACCGATTAGGTGTAGCTAGTGGTAACACTAATGCATATATCACTCAGGATCTATCTTTAACTTACTTAGGTGTTAAGATTGTTCTTTGTCCAGGTATGTCTAATGACCATTTAGTAATTACTTTGAAAGATAACCTAATCTATTTATTTGATGGTGAAGGTGATCCATCTGATCTACGTGCAGTGAACTTATCTGATACTGTTGCTGAGCCTTACTTGAGAACTCGTGCAAATATGAAAGTAGGATTTAACTATGTTAACCCTACAGATATCGTTTTTGGATCTTAATATTAATTCATAGAGGGGCTACGGCCCCTTTATATAAAACTTAAACACATGCCCAATTTATGCTCGGCCCTAGAGTCGATTCAAAAATCTTGCGACAATAACAGTGGGGGAATTTACCAAGTGTGGTTTATCCCTCAGGATAGTATTGATATAGCTACTACTTCAACTACTTATCCTGATTACAAAGTTACAGCTTTCACATTTGATCCTGTATCTGTACCACCTTTAACATTTACAAATTATTTCATTCGCAGAAATACATCAAACTATACAGAAGAGCAGGCCGCTGATTTAATTAATGGTTCTACTTTTGTAACTCAAACGCTTAACCTAGTATTTCACAGACGTGAAGCTGCTAAGTCTAATGCTCTTAAGATACTTGCTTCAGGGCAGCAATACCTTGCAGGTGTAGTATTAGATGCTAATGGTAGATATTGGTACTTCCCATACTTGCAGCTTACTGCTACAGGAGAAGGATCAGGAACTGCTAGAGCTGATGGATCTAAATACACTGTTACTTTGGTAGCTGAAAATGAGTCTTTGGCCCTAGAAGTTGATTTAGCTAACCCAGCTAATTACGCAGTTTATGGTTTAGTATAATCTACTGCCTCTCTAAAATTAGCCCTGCATATTGTGGGGCTTTTTTTATTTCTAAACATTTGCCTAACATCATATAATATAGTTATGATATATATTGAACAGGGTGTTGTAAATCAGGTAGTGCTAACCTTAACAGAGGTCACAACTGTACCCACCCCTCATTATCTATTTGCGTTCACTAATGAAATGAATACTCTATCAGTTACTCAGCTATTTACTACTGCTGATATTAGCTCATACCCTGAAAGATACAATCTTTTTGTATTAGATGAGCCTGTAGATATCACTTTGTTACAGGGACAATTTATTTACCAAGTTTATCAGAGCTCAGTACCCTATGTACTACCTTTAACTATTGCACAATCCACAGGAGTGGTGATAGAAGAGGGTAGAATGGTGGTAAGTGGGCCTGTAGGGACTTCAATATACGATTAATTATGGCATGGTATAACAACTTTTTTAAGACAGCAAGTAAAGGCCCTGAAGTGGTAGAAGGCTACCAATCCTTTAGCACCCCATTTTTACCTGTAGGCCCTGGCAATCTTACACTACCTTATGTAGATAGTAGGTACAGTGCTAACATGTGGATTAATTTTGGGGCTGATAATCTCTACCCTAGTCTACTTAATCAGATGTACTACGCAAGCCCCTTACATGGTGCCATTGTGGACTTCAAAACTAATGCAGTTATCGGTGGTGGTTTTGCCCTTAAGACTGATCTACTAACTACTGTAGAGAAATTAGAGCTTTATACTTTTGAAAGGAAAATTAATCTTAAGCACATTGTTAAAGCAGCAACTAAGCAGCTCATCATTCATAATAGAGTATACTTTAAGATATGCTATGGCCAAGGTAAAAAGATTACTAGGATAGAGAATGTATCTCCTGAGAAGGTGCGAGTAAGTGCTGATAAAAGAATGTATTTTATTTGTGATGATTGGTCACGTAGGATAGGCATACAAGAGATTAAGCCATACCACATAGCCAATACTGACTATGAGCAACTTTACTGCTATGAGATTAAATCTATAGGCCAAGACCACTATTCTTTGCCCCAGTACAGCTCCTGTCTAAATTTTGCATTTTTGAGTGGCGAGCTTTCGTACTTTGCTAAGTCTAATATCCAAAATAGTGTTTTCCCTTCATTTGCTATGATGTTCCCTAAGAGACCACAAAGTGAAGAGGAGAAGCACATGATCAAAGAGACTATAGATAGAATGAAAGGGGCAGCTAATGCAGGTAAAGCTGTAGCGTTCTTTGCTAATTCTGCTGAGCAACTTCCTAAGATAGAAGCAATGCCAACTAATGGTAATGATAGCCTGTTCCAAGAAGCATCTCAGCTTAACACTGAGCAGATATGTTTTGCTCACACAATAGATCCTATCTTAATGGGTGTACGCACTACAGGTAGCCTTGGAGGTGGTGCAGATATTAAGCAGGCTTATGTTATTTTTGAAAAAAATGTAGTAATGGAGCTAAGGGGATGTGTTGAGCATATTTTTAACGAGTTATTAACAATCTCTAAGATACCTGCTGATTTCATTATTAATAACTTTCAGGTAATAGATGAGTCTATAGTAGAGCTTGAGGGTGATGCTTCTAGAATAAACAATCTTATCAGTGCTATGCATCCTACTGTTGCTCAGAAGATACTAGATAATATGACACCAAACGAGATAAGAGCTTTAGCTGATTTACCTGCCATTGAAACAACCCCTATAACACCTACTGTATAATGCTATACTTCATAACTGAAACTTATCTAAAAGTTAATACACCTATAACTGCAAATGTGGATGTTACAGATGTAACACCATACATAGCTACTCAAGCAGCTCTTAGAGTACAGCCTATCTTAGGTACTACTTTCTATAACTATATGCTAACTCAGTATAATGCTCAGACACTTAATCCTGATGAGGTAGACTTAGTTGAGTTTATACAGCCAGTGATAGCTTGGAGATCTGCTGAAGATGCTGTTTTTGGTTTGACTTACCAACTTAAAAATAAAGGACTTCAAACACAATCAGGAGATTACTCAGCTAGTGTATCTAGAAATGAGGTAGCCTTTGGTATGGAACACTATGCACAAAAGGCATCATTCTTTGAGCAGAGACTTATCAGATGGTTGCTAGTTAATAGAAATCTATTTCCTCAGTTTATCTCTACCACTAATCAAGATACTGATCTTAGGCCTATGTTTAATAACTGCAGCTGCATTAACCAATATCAAACAACTTGCCTAGGCACTTGTGGCACTTTTAGAGAGAACGGATATAATAACTCTATCTTAATACTCTAATGAAACTACAGTTAGCCATTCTTATATCTTCAATACAAAAATACATTATTCAACTTTTCGCAGTGGTAGGCTCTTTCTTTTTACCTATCTCAGGTATATTATTTTTAATTGGTTTTGCTATCTTAGTAGATACGCTAACAGGTATATGGAAGTCTAAGAAATTAGGCATCCCAATCACATCTCGCAAGCTATCAGCTATAGTATCTAAGTTATTTTTATATGAGGTGGCTGTTATTGGTTTCTATCTTATAGATTACTATATCCTTAATGATATTATTTTAACATTTTTTAGTGTGCCCCTAATGCTAACTAAGATACTATCTTTAGTGCTTTGTAGTATAGAGGTTATCTCTATCTCAGAAAATTACAAGGCTGTAAAAGGCATAGATATATGGTCAGCATTTAAGAATTTACTACAGCGTTCTAAAGAAATTAAACAAGATATAGATGGAGTTAGATATAACAAAGATAGTTCAACACCGTCTATCTAAGGATCAATTTGTTGATGAGCTTACTGACAAAAAGCAGATATACCTACACCACACAGCAGGAGGACCTGATGCAGTAGCAGTAGCTAAGTACTTTAACAATAAGGTAGGCAAGGTAGCAACAGCTTTTATTATAGGTGCAAGGGGTACTATAGTGCAATGCTTCAGCTCTAAAAATTGGGCTTATCACCTGGGCCTTAAGCAGGAAGTTTTTGAAGAGGCAGGAGTATCATACAAGAGCTTAGATAAGATATCAGTAGGTATAGAGATATGCAACTATGGACCATTAACCAAAAAGAACGGTTACTACTATAACTATGTAGGTGGTAAAGTAGACTATACTGAGGTAACTATCTTAAATAAGCCCTATAAAGGCCACATATATTGGCAGTCTTATACAGATGCTCAAATAGAGAGCACTCGGCAGCTGCTAGTTTACCTTTGTGATCAGTATAATATCCCTAGAGATTACTACGCTACCATCTTTGATATTGATAAACGTGCTTTACGTGGAGAAAGTGGTATATTTACCCACAATTCAGTAAGGAAGGATAAGAGTGACATCTATCCCTGCCCTAGAATGATAACAATGTTAGAGAGCCTATGAGACACTTACTACCGATTATAGTACTATCTCTACTATTTAGCTGTTCAGACGCTAAGAAAGCACAATACCACTATAAGAAGGCGGTTAAGTTTGGGTTAAGCATAGCAAATGATACTATCAAAATTAATACTATAGATAGCTTTGCAGTGATACGCAATGATACGCTTATATACGAAAAATTCATAACAACTAAAGACACTATTATACAGATATTAGAGATGCCTAAGACCAGGTATCAGACCAGGATAGAATACAAATACAAAACTCAGATACTAAAACAAGATGTGCTGAAATACAAGTATATCTATAGAGAAGCTAAACAGCAGCGTAAAGCTGTGCAGATAACTAAGTCAAAAACTAATTGGATGCTCCTAGTGTGGGGCTTCATAATAGGAGTACTCCTGTCATTCGTTACAAGACTATTAATAAAACTTTACTTATGATTAAACATTCTAAGAATGTGCATGAGCTTATCATTGATAAGCCCCTAGCACGTATTGCTATGCTATCAGATCTACACTGGGATAACCCTCACTGTGATAGGGAGATGCTAAAGAGACACCTAGATTATTGCTTAGAGGAAGATATACCTGTTATGGTAAATGGTGATTTTTTCTGTTTAATGCAAGGTAGAGGAGATAACAGACGTAACAAATCTGATATAAGACCTGAACACAATAACGCTAAGTACTTAGATAGTATAGTAGAGACTGCTGTAGATTGGTTTCTCCCCTATGCTCACATCATTAAGCTAGTAGGATACGGTAACCACGAAACTGCTATAATTAAATTTCAAGAGACTGATATACTGCAGAGATTTGTAGACCTTTTAAACTATAAAGCAGGATCTAATATTCAAACAGGTGGTTATGGTGGGTGGTTAGTTATTAAGCAGGCATCTAATTGGGGATCTTCATATGCTACAAAATGCAAATATTTTCATGGATCGGGGGGCGGAGGAACGGTTACAAAGGGCAGTATCAATTTAACCAGGGCTCTAGAAATTTATGAGAACTTTGATGTGTTTACAATGGGCCACATACATGAGAACAGCAGTAGAAATGATGTAAGAGATACATTAGATCATCATAGTGTAGGAGGTTATGTACTTAAGCAAAAGCAGTTACACCTAATGCTAACAGGTACCTATAAAGAAGAGTATGGAGATGGTTCTCAGGGGTGGCACGTTGAACGTGGAGCTCCCATTAAGCCATTAGGTGGTAGGATACTTACTATAAAATTAGTAAGAGGTACTACAGGTGAAAGATTAGTCACAAAATATATTGATAGTCACAAATTTAATTTGTAAGTTTGCACTAGGTCTCGTATTAGAGACTCATAGCCCCCTCTGTATCTTTGGTTAGTTTGGCAGTGGGGGTTATTTTTTTGTCACAAATTTTGGCATAATTTGCACCTACTTATTTTTTTTTGCACCTATAATTAATGTTGGTTATAACTAACATAATAGCTAGAATGATGGCATAATGTCTAATATAGCTAACATATTACCCAATATATTTAAGGTTATATCCTGCTATACCCTTATTTTTTTGCAGTTTTTTCAGGTTATGACCTTATTTTTCATGTCCAAATTATTGCATTTTCTATACATGATAGGTTTATATGTTCACATTCCTTATTTAGAATGATTATTGATAACGCAAAGTTGTATACAATTCATTGTAAGTACGTATATTTGTCTAAACTAATTAAAACTAACCAATGACAACAGAAGAAATGAAAGCAACCATTCTCCTCTATTCAATAGAGTTGAGAGATGAGTACAATGAGATGGTCGGAGCATTTGGGCATACAGATCCTGCAGCTCAGAGACTACAAACCAAGTATGCAACTGTATTAGTATTAATCGAAAAACTAGGATTAGATGAGAACTATTGATTTTATCCAGGGCTTAGCAGCCTTGACACTCTTTTTAGTAGGAATGTATATATCCTGTGCACTATGAACTATGAACTAGACTACTTAAAGAAAGGCTACCTTAATGTATGGTGGGGATCTGAAGATGGAGGTATAATTTACACTGCTGAGTACAGATGCTACTTTGTTGAGGAGGGTGTCTATGAAGCTTTGCTAGTAGATAGCTACCTAACTACCACTAAATATAAATTAACCTATCCCTTGACTAGCATAGAGCTAGAAGAGACAAGCCTACTTATAGAAGAGTGGGCATATTTTAACCCTGAAAGTATTTAAACATGGAAACTAACGAAAACACATTTACCCCTACCACTTTCAGCCTTAAAAGGAAGATGCAATGGTGGAGAGAGCAGAGCTGTGATGGTGACAAAGGTGGAAGCTTTAATTTGGAGCTATACCTAGACTATCTAAATGAGCAAGACTTTAACGAAATAAAACAAGAGAAATGAAAAGATACAAAGTAACATACAACTATTTTGAAAGTGGTAAAAAGATGATAGGCACAAGGATCTTAGAGGCCTTAGACAAAGAGCACGCTTTACAACTAATGGCTATGTGGCCTAGATTAATACTTAAAGTTGAGACAGTATGTTAAGACAGCAGATTATAGAACTCTATCCAAATCACAGCAGTAAGTACATAGCAGAGCTTCTAGGGGTAACCATAAGCAAGGTATACAATACTGCATGGGGTGCTAAGGTAAAGAAATCAGCTGAGTATATGCTTACTCCTGCAAGTGGCAGGATCATAGAGCCATCTATACCTAATCAGTTTAAGCCAGGGCACACCCCACACAATAAGGGTAAGCAGATGGATGCAGAAATCTATGAGAAGGTAGCACCTACAATGTTTAAGAAAGGTAATAAGCCTTACAATACTAAGCCTAATGGAACCATTAATGTAAGAGCTGATAGCTCAGGTAGACTATACCAATATATTAAAATTAAAGATAGCCACTGGGAGCTGATGCAGAGATATGTATGGACTCAGGCAAATGGGGAGATACCTACAGGATCTGTAATCATATTTTTAGATGGCAACTATTTGAACTGTGAACTAAGCAACCTAAAAGTAATAAGTAGAAAGGAAAATATGGCTCGTAATACAATACAAAGATTTCCTGCTGAGCTACAGGAGATAATGAAACTAACATGTAAACTAAAACGTAAAACAAATGGCAAACAACAAACTAAGTGATCTACGTGATCACATCTTTATGGCACTAGAAAGATTATCTGATGAGGACATGAGTAATGAGAAAGTACAGCAGGAAGTAGAAAAGGCTAAAGCAATAGCTCAGCTATCATCTACCATCATTGCCAGTGCAAAAGTAGAGATAGACTATATAAATGCAGTAGGATTAATAGATAGTCAAAGTGAGCTGTTCAAATCAGTTAATCCTAAGCTATTATCATGACTAGACTAGAAGAGGTGCAGTATATCATAGAAAAATATGAGCTGAAACAAAAGAGTAGATATATGCACATGCTATATAGAAGATATTACCTATATAAAGTACTTAAGAGGGATGGCATGACACTATCACAAATTGGTAGGCTGTTTAACCAAACACACGCAACAGTGATAAATGGGATAGCAAAGCATGACACTTACTCAAAGTATAAAGATAGTGCCTATATGTTGCACACTAGAGATTTAAGAGAGAAGTTTGTGCTACCACAATACTATAAGCCATTAAAGCAGAGGGTGTTAGAATGCACTAACCTGGAGAAATTAGAAAAATTAAAAGAGCAGATCAGATGCAACTATTACTAATCCATGACGCTATGCCACATTCTCTTATTAGCGGTCGCTGTAACTTTTTTCATTTTTCAAATAATTTTTTTTATTTTATTTTGCGTCATTTGCGTCATAAAGCTCTAATAGTCAATAGCAGTATACTTATTAGCTATGACAAGGGTAATAAATTTGCGTCATTTTGCGTCATAGTGTTGTCATATAGAATTAATCATTATATTTACAGCCAAAACTAACCACATGAAGATATCTGTATTCAAGTCCTTATTTAATTCTAAAGAAACTCCTTATACTCAAGAGGTAGTAGATGTTTATGATAGGATAAAGAAAGGCTACCCTGAGCTTATTGATAAGATCACTGCTCTTAGAGCTATGGAGGATGATGATCCTGCTTACAGCAGCCTTAAAAACAGCCTTAGAGCTATCATGTTTAATGGTACGTTTAATGAACGAAATGATAATGGCCTTATTGAGCACTCAGGGCTTTGTATCTTAGACTTTGATGATTATCCTAGCAGTAAGGTAATGAAAGCTGAGAAGGCTAGACTAATGGAATGCCCTAATGTCTTTATGATATTTGTATCACCATCAGGCAAAGGATTAAAGTGCGTGATTAAGATACCACCATCTGATAAATTTACACATAAGAGAAGATTTAAGGCCTTTGAAGAGTACATAGATAGTGATTACTTTGATACTTCTAGCTGCAATGTTAGCAGGGTGTGCTTTGAGTCTTATGATCCTACAGCCTATATCAATTTAGATGCTGAGGTGTTTAATCTTATTGAGGAGGAGAAAGGGCATAGCTCTTTTGATAAGGTGCCAGTGCTACCAATGACTAATGAAAGTAATATCATTGAAAACATAATGAAGTTTAATCATGGTGATTTATCTAATGGTAGAAATAATTGGGTGTTTAAGGTAGCTAGCTGTTTTTGTGAGTATGGTATCAGTGAAAATACTGCTAAGCTTTACCTTCATCAATATAGTGATAAAGGCTTTTCTCAAATAGAAATTAATACCTGTGTAGGATCTGCTTACAAAAGAAGTGATAGAGGCACTAAGTACTTTGAGGATAAAGAAACCATCATAAAGGTAAAGTCAAAATTAAAAGAGGGCATATCCCCTAGTGATATCTCTAAGCAATTAGATATTAAGCCTGATGTGGTAGAGGATGTAAAAAAAGATGTGGCTAATAGTGAGGATGTATTTTGGGCTATCAGTGATAAGAAAGCTGTTAGTGTAGATCCTATGAAGTATAGAGATTTTCTTTACAAGTATGGCTTTAATAAGTATTATCCTGAGAGGTCGGAAAAACCGACATTTGTAAGGGTGATAGAAAATAAAGTTAATCTATCCTCAGTAGACCAGGTTAAAGATTTTGTCTTAGCTTATCTAATGAAGCAGAAGCAGGTGGATGTATGGAACTACTGTAGTAAGTCACCTTACCTCTTTACAGATGGTCACTTATCTATGCTAGAGCCTATTGGCTTAATGATGCTGCAGGATACAAAAGATGTGAGCTTTATACCTTATCGTAATGGAGTGGTAAAGATTACAAAAGATAAGATAGATATTGTGCCCTACATTGATATAGATGGCTACATTTGGGATAGACAAATTATAGATAGAGATTACAAACCTACTAAGACTATTCAAAATGATTTTAAGAGCTTTGTAAGCAAAGTATCTGCTGATGATGAGCAGAGGGTAAATGCTTTAGAGACTACTCTAGGATATCTACTTCATACCTACAAAGATAAAACAGATCAGAAAGCAATTATTTTTAATGATCAGGAGATCGATGATAATCCTAATGGGGGAAGTGGTAAGAGCTTAGTACTAACTGCCATAGGTAAGATTAGAAATATAGTTAAAATAGATGGTAAAGCATTCAACCCTCAAAAGAGTGACTTTGTATATCAGAGGGTAAATTTAGATAGTCAGATCCTGGCCTTTGATGATGTAAAAAAGAACTTTGACTTTGAGCAGTTATTCTCACTTATCTCAGAAGGGATTACGGTTAATAGAAAAAACAAAGATGAGATCTTTATTCCATTTGAACGATCACCTAAGATTGTGATCACTACCAACTATGTGATAAGTGGTGCAGGTGGTAGCCATGATAGGAGAAGGCACGAAATAGAGTTCAATCAGTACTTCAATGCTCAGCGTAATCCCTTAGATGAGTACGGTAGGTTATTATTTGACAGCTGGACTGTAGTTGATTGGTTAATCTTTGATAACTATATGATCAGTAACCTGCAGAAATTCTTATCAATGGGATTAGTTAAAGCTGTAGCTATTAATGCTAATGACAAAAGGTTTATCTCTTCTACTAACAAAGAGTTCTATGATTATGCTATCGAGGGTAACATTACAATGGACACACTGCACTACAATAACGTATCTATTCAGGACTTTCAAACATATACAGGTGGGTGGCATGATCTTAATGCTCAAAGGTATCTAAAGATGGTTAATGAGTATTGTAAGTTTAAGGGATATCACTTTGATAAGGGGAGAAGTGCAGTAGGTAGATGGTTTAAAATTAGTAAGTTATGACTATAGAAGAGAAAAGGAAAAAAGATAAGATAAATAGAGAAAAATACAAAGACCAAAGAAAGTTGGCAGCGTGGATTAAATTTAAAAAACAATGGGAAAATGAACAAACAAAACAAACAGAGACTACATGAGCTCGAAGAGAAGTACATGAGCTACAGGTACCCATCAGCACCAGGGCATATTATCCCCTTCACTAAGTACTCAGATGCTACAGCTAATGGCTTGACTAGATGTATTACTGACTTCCTAAACTACTCACAGCATCAAGCTGAAAGAATTAATACAATGGGAGTATTCAGGCAGAGCTATAGAACTGATGGCACTAAGACTGCAGGGCAGTGGACCAAGGGCACAGGTACTCCAGGATCTGCAGATATCTCTGCTACTATTTATGGTAGATCTGTAAAGATAGAAGTAAAGATAGGTAAGGATAAGCAGTCAGTGGTGCAAAAGCAATATCAGTTAATGATAGAAGCTGCAGGAGGTATCTATATTATCAGTAAAACCTTTGATGATTTTGTTGAGTGGTATGATGAATTTAGCCAAAACTACCAAAATTAACCACCTTTGGCGAAGTATAAATGTGCATTAAGTATGAAAATTAAGTACTAATTACGATAATTAACTAAAAATAATGTTAAAATAGAATAATAATTACTATATTTGTAAACAATTAATAAACTAACCAATGGAACCAAAAACAACAACTAAGGCTGTAAAGCCTCAGGAGGTTGAGCAGCAGCCTGCTCCCTTCTATGTTCGCCTTCACAAGGCAAAGCAACTAATCGGTAAAGTACATAAGAATGCTACTAACCCACACTTTAAGAAGTCTTATGCTGATATCAATAGTATCCTAGAGACTGTTGAGCCTATCTTATTACAGCATGATCTGTTATTACTACAGCCTATAGATGGTGGTAGTGTATGCACTCAGATAGTATGCATCTACACTGGCTTTAGTATCTCTAGCTGTATGGCTTTAGATTTATCCCTAGATGCACAAAAGCAGGGCTCACAGATTAGCTACTTTAGAAGATACACTATTCAGAGCCTCCTAACTTTGCAAGCCACAGATGATGATGGGCACATAGCTACAACTGCGAAGCCTAAGATAGATGCAAAAAGATTTGCTGAGGCTGTTAAGGCTATAGCTGATGGGAAATTCACTGTAGATAAGTTAAAGGATAGCTTTGATCTTACAGATGTGCAGATTAATTCACTGTTGCTAATACCTATGATATGAAAATTAGATGCAGTGCTATAGGAAAGATAATGACCTCTTCTAAGACTAAAGGGGAGGTACTATCACAAACAACTAAGACGTATATTCAGGGCTTAGCCCTGGCACACGTTTATGGTATACGTAAAGAGTTTACTAGTAAGTATACTGATAAGGGTAATGAGTGTGAGGATATGTGCCTTAGCTTTGTAATGGAGCAGATAGACAAGGGCTTTATATTTAAGAACGAAGAGCACTTCACTAATGAGTGGCTAACAGGTACTCCTGATGTGGTCACTGATCAGGTGCTAGTGGATGTAAAGAACTCATGGAGTGGCAGCACGTTCCCATGGTTTGATACTGAGTGCCCTAACAAAGAGTACTACTATCAGCTCCAAGGGTATATGTTTTTATGTGATAAGCAGGAAGCACTGTTATGCTACTGCCTAACCAATACACCCCATGCTATTGTAGAGCAGGAGGTAAAGAGTGCACACTATAAGTTAGGGCTAATGGAGGAGAGTTTAGATCTTAGAGACCAGGTGCATAAACAGCACAGCTTTAACCATATCCCTGATGCTAAAAGAGTAAAGACCTTTGTAATACAAAGAGATGATGAGGTGATAGAGCAGATCAAGGTGAGGGTAGAACAATGTAGAGAATATTTTAACGAACTAATAACACAACTATGAGATCAAGAGAAGAGTTTTACGAAGATGCACTAATTTGTGCTATGCAAGGCCTTATCAGTAAGGTTATAGAGTACTCACCTAAAAGGGTAGCAGTGCTAGCAAAAGAATACGCAGAAGAGCTTACACTTAAAGTATACGGTGAAGAGCTGCCTATCATCAAGGAGAGGAGGCTATGATCATCCTACTAACAATATTACTTACCCCTGCAGTAGTGTGGGGGTGGTGGTGCACAATCGCTTATTTATTAACAATTTTTAACAATGATTAACAATGGAGACTAAAAACAACACAGGTGCTATCTTTAAAAATGATAAAAAGACAGCAGAAACTCAACCCGACTACAAAGGGAAAGTAAATGTAAACGGTGCTGACATGGAGGTGGCACTATGGCTTAAAGAAAGTAAATCAGGCACAAAGTATTTTAGTGCTACATTTCAAGAGCCTTATGTAAAACCTGAAGCTAGAGTAGTAACTGATGAGCAGGATGATGATTTGCCATTCTAAATAATATTACTATATTTGGGCCATGACTTTACTAGCCCTTATACCATTAGCTTGGTGGTTTGTTACTTTTGAGCCACTACAAGCAACCTTTAACAGCTTATTCAAGTATAACACAAGAATACCATTAGCCATACATATACACTCTGCACTGAGCTGTATTAAATGTGTGGCTTTTTGGCTTACTATATTTTGTACCTTTGATTTTATCCTGGCTTGTCAGGCTGCACTAATTGCTTATATACTAGATGAATGTTTACAGAAGCTGAGATAGAACTCGTAGATACAATAGCTAAGATGCCTGATAGTGAAAGGTATACTAAGTATAGCTGTATCAAATTGTATAAGATTAAAGAGAAGTATGAGGGTAGACAACCTAGGGAGTGCTTCTGTGCATCAACTCGTAGGAGGATATGGTCAAAAGATTTTGAGACGTGGTATGAAAAAAGCCTTAGACAACTACATTAGCAGCAACTATGCTGAGGTGAGGGCATACACTGCCTACTTTCTATCTAAGATGGGGAGCTATATCGACGCTGATACCGTAATAAATAATTCATACCTACACGTAGTTACAATAGATGGTGATCCTGGTAATGTTAAGGCCTACCTACTCAACACAATTAAGTATCAGGTGTTATGGTCTACATCAAAGAGCCACAGGGATGATAAGATAACAGCCATTGAGCATCCATTAACTGAGCCTGTAGATGATGATGATTTGATGCATAAGCTGAGGGAAGATAAGAAGTATTCATTTCACAAAGGATTGATAGAGATCTATCGAAATCAGATAACAGATAAGGTTGAACTGATAGTATTTGAAGCATACATTGATAAGGGATACATAACCAGTAGAGCATTAGCTACTTATTTTGGAATAACACATACTCCTGCTTACTATTTGATAAAGGAATTAAAACAAAACATAAACAAATTACAATATAGGTATGAAACCGAGCCAAGTAATTAGTATCTTTAGCCTGTTAATAGCTCTGAGCTGTGGCCTTGCTTTGTTTTGTTTAGACTATGAGTGGGCATCAAGAGCTGCAGGATTATGGATAGCATTTTATTATACATTTTTAATTTTAACACAGTATGAAGACAAAGAATGAATACTTAGGTCAGTACATCACTACCTACAATGGCAACTATGAGAGAACTATAGAGGTCACAGAAGATATGGCCAAAGAGCATAAGTACTATACCTCTATAGGTTTAGGTTACTTGTTTGAGGAGAGCACTCCTAAGGTAAAGTATAAAGGGGTAGAAAATGAAAAAGCAGATTAGTTCTACTTCGACACTATCTAAGCCTAAGGTCAAGAGACCAGGTGTACACGCTAAGACTAAAAACTCTAAGCTTAAAGCATCTAAGAATTATGTTAAACAATATAAACAACAGGGATAATGCCTAAGCCTAAATTAATAGAAACTCCTGAAAAGTTAATGGAGATATTTGAGGCTTATAAAGCTCATTGTGCTGCTAATCCTAGGATTAAATGGGTGCTGTCTCAAAAGACTGCTGAGATGGTTCCTGAGCCTTTAAGAGTACCTTTGACTAATGAGGGCTTTGAGATATTCTGCTATAATAACTACTCAGATGTGCACCATTATTTTGATAACACTGATGGTCGATATTCTGAATATAGGACAATCTGTACGCACATAAAGAAAGAGATCCGTAACGATCAAATCACAGGAGGAATGGTAGGACAGTTTAACCCATCCATAACTCAACGTCTCAACTCATTAAAAGAGCACACAGATGTCACTAGTGGTGATGAGAAGATATCAGCTATTACTGTTACTATAGTTAAGTAGTAGTATAGTATAATAATAATAATAACAATATAGTATCTAACTAGGTACTAGCTTTGCTATGGAGATAAAAAGCACAGTCATCTTTGAGAAGAACTATGATGCCATAGCAGGAGACAAACGCTTCATAATTAATGAGGGTGGTTCCAGGAGCTCTAAGACTTACAGCCTTTGTCAGCTGATGATTATCTACTGCCTGCAGAATAACAATAAGGTGGTGAGTGTAATACGTAAAACCTTCCCTGCCCTACGTGCTACAGTACTCAGAGACTTCATAGAGATCCTCAAAGATATAGGGCTTTATAAGCAGGAGATGCATAACAAGAGTGAGCACATCTATACCTTCGCTAATGGATCTATGGTAGAGTTCTTTAGTGTAGATGATGAGCAGAAGATAAGGGGTAGAAAGAGAGACATAGCCTGGTGCAATGAAGCCAATGAGCTGTACTTTGATGACTTCACTCAGCTCAATATGAGAACTGAGGATAAGCTAATCTTTGACTACAACCCTAGTGATAGTGCATCCTGGTTATATGAGCTACCTGCTGAGGATAGCGTGAAGATAAAGAGCACCTATAAGGATAACCCCTTCCTACCTGAAAGCATCAAGGCACAGATAGAGGATCTAGCTAGAACAGATGAGGCACTGTATCAGATCTATGCCCTAGGTGAGAAGGCTATCTCTAAGAGTAACATCTATTCTCAATGGTCCTTTGTAGCTCATAGGCCTGCTAAGTTTGTTAAGTACGTATATGGATTAGATTTTGGGTACAATCACCCCACAGCTTTGATGAGGGTATACTACTGTGATAATGATATCTATATAGAGCCTGTAATATATGAGAGCTACCTAACCACTACTATGCTCATAGAGAAGTTAGCAACCCTGAACATAGAACAAACGGTAACCATCTTAGCAGATTACTCACGTCCAGAAATCATACAAGAAATGAACATAGCAGGGTATGATGTTCAGAATGCAAACAAAGTAGTTAAGAAGGGGATAGACAACCTTAAGACCTTTGGTGTATTTTGCCAAGATGATAAGGCAATCAAGAGGGAGTATGAGAATTACAAATGGAAGAAGATAGGTGACTTCATAACTGATGAACCTGTTAAACTATTTGACGATGCAATGGATGCCATCCGTTACGCCACTACTCACATAAGGCAGGAGTACTACACTGATGACAGCTACTATGCATTCTGATATCCTACATAAGATACAAGTGGTGCAAGCCTTCATCTACCATAAGACAGGTAAGCAAGTGAGGATAGTATTTAACCGACCTGATAGGATGCAGCTGCACCTTCAGCTATTAGAGCAAGCTTATGCTGTTGCCATGGCTGAGTTCAAAAACAAATAATTTAATCTAAATAATATAGGTATGCCAACTACACAAATAGCAATAGCACAGCCACTGATGCCTGCATACAATCCTATCAAGTTTATCTATGATAGCACAAACAACAACCTACAAGGTTTCAAATATATCTTTGATATCTACGAAAGTGGTACAGCTAACAAGATAGCAGAGTACAGGGTGATGCCTGTTTATGGCACTGGTTATGGTGAGGTAGATTTGTCGAAGCTCTTACAGGCTCAGGTAAGCTATGACTTAAACCTAACCAACACTACAGCATATAACGCAACTAACAGCCACTACAAGTATGATGTAAAGGTAGGAGAAGAGTATCTGACTACTACCACTTATATTAACACACTTACATTTAGTGGAGTCAACGTGCAGATTAACGTAGTCAATACATTTGTAGCAGGTGACCAAATCAATATCACTCAGGCAGATTTTGGTGTAGCCAACCCAAACCTTGAGGGGCTGTTCACAGTTCTATCTGTAGGGGTAGGCTTTCTAGTAGTGAGCTCACCATGGGCAGCTGTAACGAATGCAACTATCAATGGAGCTATCACTTATGCAGATGGTAGAAAGACAATCACTAGGGATATAATCACAGCACTAAACAAATTTGTATTCAACGGAGCAATTAGATGGGTAGAATGGCCTAGCTATGACTATGATGATTTTATGCTTAATGGCTTTCAGGATAGATTTTTAACCAACCTACCACCTTCTGATTTCTATGCTACCTTATCCCAGGATCTATGGGTAAATGCTGTGGCTAATGGATCACCTACTCCTCCTGATACAGTATTCTTTCAGACAAGTGATGGTGATACTTTTGAAAAGAACGTAACAGCTACCGATCATGTTAGTGGTATATCTATAGGGCCTAACAATCATGGTGTACTATCTGTAGTATCAGGAGCACTACCAATGATTAAGCCTACTACTGAATGGTATACAGTACGCTATGAAAGGAATGGCTTTCCAGACTCAAAACAATACAAGGTTAATTTAGATAGGAGAGTAAGAACAGTAGAGCACTCAATCTTATTCTTAGATCGTATGGGCTCATGGGGTAGCTTTGCTTTCACAGGAAGGGCATACACTACAGGTAACATAACACGTGAGCAATTTAACAAAGATATACCAGGATACGTTGAGACTTCAGGGATAGATAGATGGTTGTACGAAACTACTGAGACAGGTATGACTAACACTTACATAAGCACTGATACTACCATAGCACTTAACACCGATTGGATGAATGAGACAATGGCTATGTACTTCACTGAACTTTGTAGCTCACCAAATACCTATTTGAAGCTCAGCAACTATGATGCAGATTGTGAGGCACCTGAGAGTGCTGAGTATGTAAGCTGCACTATAGTCACTTCTACCTTTGAGGAGTTTAAGCAACGGAATAAGAATTTAATAAAGCAGAGCATAGTAGTTAAGCTAGCTAACAACAATATAGTAAACTCTTAAGATGGTAAGGATACAACTAGCAACAGGCTACTTAGATGTTAAGGAGGGCACTGCCTTCCCCTTGAATTTTCAAGTGGGAGACATAAGGGATATTAGTAAGAGACAAGGCAACTACTCTAAGACTATCACTCTCACTGGCAGTAAGAATAACAACAACCTACTCAACCATTACTATGATGTAAATATAGTGGAGGGCACGTTCAACATCAATGCTCTTACTACAGGATCAGTTATTCAGGATGGCATACCAATAATGGAGGATGTATCTATACAGCTCACCTCGGTTAAGAAGGCACAAATGACTGATGGCTATGAGGAACATGTGGAGTATGAGGTACTTATCAAAGATAGTAAAGCAGATTTCTTTACAGCCATTGCTAACAAGGACTTAACTGATATAGATTTCAGTGATTTCAACCATACCTATGATGCATTCAATGTAGTCAATAGATTTGGTAATACAGTGGTAGATGGCTTCAAGTATTTTCTACCTGCTAACACTGCCTACATTTACAACACTCAGGAGTTTAAGCCTGCTATATTTGCTAAGATATATTTTGATAGAATTTTCGCTGATGCTGGCTTCACTTATGATTGGCCTAGTATTGCCTATGATAGATTTGACAAGCTGTTTATCCCTTACAATGGTGGGGTAGATAACTTTGACTATAATGACTATTTGGTTAAGGCAGAGATTACAACTCCTACTACTTTTGTAGGTGGTAACTTTGGACCAGGTACAACTGCGATTAACCCTGCACAAACTTTTACAGGATGGACTGAGCTAGAAGATCCTCAGAATATCTTTAACCCTGTAACAGGTGTATACACTACACCATTCAATATCAGCTCAGCTAACTCTCAGCAGTATGACTATAGTATTACCATAGCTTATAGCCTTCAGTTAAACAATACATCAGGAGGTATTTTATATGCAGGTGATAGTCAGGGAGCAGCTAACCCTACCTACTACAAGCCTAGATTAAATCTACAAGCAGCAGGCTTAGGCCCTATTGTTAGTAACCTATACACTAACCCTACACCTCCTTCTGGTAGCAACATAGCAAACAATGCAGTGGAAGCCCCTTTAACCATACCTAATGGTGTTACTACTATTCTTTCACAAACTGCACAAACTACTTTAGCTCTTAGCTATCCTCAACTAAACCAATTATCATCTGGCACTTTACGATTAGGTGTAGCAAACGTATCACCTCCATTAGTAGGTCAAACAACACCTCAAGTATATTGGAGGTCAGGTGGAACAGGAGGCACTAACTCTGCAGCTGTAGTTATAGAGGCTGTGATTACATCCATTCAAATTAGTATAGTACCTAACAGTACAATCTATGCAATAGGTGGCACCATAGAGGTAAATGATTATGTACCTAAAAAAATTAAGCAGAGTGATTTCATTAAGGGCATTTTCAATATGTATAACCTATATGCTCAGGTAGATAGCGTACAACCAAACAAACTACTACTGCAGAATAGGGATGATTTCTATGATAGTGGTGTGGAGGTAGACTGGACTGCGAAGCTCGCTAAGGACCAGGAGCAGGAGCTATCATTTTTGCCTGAGATTACAGCTAAGAAAGTAATACTAACTTATGCACCTGATAAAGATGCACCCAATGTAACTTATACCAATGCCACTAATGATATCTATGGGCAGGTAGAGGTAATCTTTGATAATGAATATGTTAAGGAGGTAGAAACTAAGCCAATACTATTTAGCCCTACACCTGTGATTAAGACTTTGTTTGGAGCATTTGTACCTATGATAGCAGGTGCAGCACCTGAGACAAACATAAGGATACTATACGATAAGACTACCACTACTACACCATTAGCAACCTGTGGCCCATATTCTATTTTAGACTATGGATCTGTAGGGCAAAGTAATTTAACAGTCTATCCTTTGGTAGGCCACTTTGATGATCCACTTACTCCTAGCTTTGATATCAACTTTGCTATCTGCGACTTCTACTATTACCAACCTAGCAACCTAACTGATAACAATCTATACAATAGATATTGGAGAAGGACTATGGGGCAGATTAATAACGGTAAGATGCTCATAGCCAACTTTGATTTGAAGGAGAATGACATCCAAGCTCTTAAGCTCAATGATAAGATAAGGATAGATAACTCATGGTGGAATATCAATAAGGTCATTGATTATGATGCCAATGCTCGCAAGCTTACAAGGGTAGAACTTATCAGCATAGACAATGAGATTAACTTTACACCATTCATGGGCCCAGGTGGACCTATCGTACCTACATCCCCATCAGCTATAGGCCCTATGCAAATGTTAGCCATGAGTAATATCAATACTACTAGAATGATTACCTCTAACGTGTTTAGCAACCAAGCTAATGCTATGGTAATGGGTAGAGGCAACGTGATAGTAGGAGGCACTAGATCAGTGGTAGTAGGTGATGGGTACATAGTGAGTGAGAATGAAATGGTAACAGATAACTTAACAACTGCTACTATAAATGGTGAGTCTATCTCAGAGCTCTTTCCTCCATTTGTTAAGACAAAAGCTGATGATTTAACACTGTGGAATAATGGACAAGGAAATATAGGCAGTAATACTACCTATGGCGAAAGTGCGTTAAGAAGTAATACTACAGGTTTTGATAACACAGCTATAGGTGCAAATGCTCTTACTTTCAACATTATAGGTAACGGTAACACAGCTGTAGGGGTAAGTGCTTTAATTAGTAACACGAGTGATGATAACACTGCTTTAGGATCAAATGCATTAAATACTAATAATTTAGGTTTTGCTAATACAGCTGTAGGTGCATCTGCTATGGTTAATAACAGTATAGGTTTTAGTAACACAGCTATAGGTGTATCTGCCTTAGCTAATAACACTACAGGTGAGTATAACAATGCTATAGGTGTCAATGCATTACTTGGCAATACCACAGGTGATAATAACACTGCTTTAGGTATATCTACTGATAGTGGCAACTTTGATGCTTCAATTATATTAGGCAGGGATGCAACTGCTACAGCTTCTAATCAATTTGTATCAGGTAGTGTAACTTATCCTGCAGGGGCAGTGAGCGTAGCAGCAGCTGCACAAACTAGGACATGGGATGTAATTATTAACGGGGTAGCCCACAAAATACTTTTAGCATAATGAATGAAGTAATAATCCCAATAAAATTAGCAGGCCTGGGTGAGATGAAGGCTGAGCTGAAGCAGATTAAAAATGACTTAGTAACTGCTACGGATCCTGCTGAGATAGAGAGATTATCTACCAGGGCAGGTGAGCTCAATCAGAAGCTTAAGGACACTAATAAGACTATTAAGAACTTTAGCACAGGATCTACTGTACAACAAGTAGGCAATCAGATAAGTGGTATTAAGGATAGTCTAATGAACATGGACTTTTCTAAGGCAGCTACTCAGGTAACTGCTTTCACAGCTACTGTTAGTAAGTTTAAGGTAGGTGACTTAGCTAAGGGATTAGGAGCACTTACAAGTGCTGTAGGAAAGTTATCAATGCAATTTGTTAAGATGGGGTTATCTCTATTAGTTAATCCTATATTCTTATTGGTAGTTGTCATAGTAGCTATAGTGGCAGCATTTGTGCTCTTCCTTAATAAAATAGGGGTATTAGAAAAAGCCTTTAATATGTTAATGATACCTATCAATGTTGTTATACAACTTTTCAAAGACTTAACTGATTGGCTAGGCTTAACTACCCATGCTGCAGATGAGAACGCTGCTAAAGTATCATCAGCTATGGAACAGGCATCAGCAGCTAGTAAACTAAGAAGTGAACAAATAGGGAAATCTTATGATCATGAAATAGCAATGGCTAAGCTAGCAGGCAAAGATACTGTTAAACTAGAACAGGAAAAATCGGTTAAACTTCAATACGAGGCACAGGCTAGGATAAGGTATAATCAAAAAACTTACGATGCCATGAGGCACATGGATGATGAAGAGTCCGTTAAAAAAAGAATAAAATTAAAGGAAGATATTAAAGCAGAGAATGATATTATACAGGCTGGTGCCTACTCAAGAGAAGAGATGGTTGCTGCCAATGAAAAGAAGGTAGCAGATAATGCAAAGAAGGTAGCAGATAATGCTAGGTCTGTTGCCAAGACTTTAGCTGCAAATAGGCTAGCTGCTCAAAGACAAATTGAAGATTTAAGAATAGCTGCTATAAAAGATGAAGCAAAAAGAGAACAAGAGGTATTAACTGAAAAGTATGATAGGCTACGTGCTGATTTGCTAACAGATGATACTAAGACTGACAAAGAAAGAAAAGCACTAAAAGAAGCCTTTGATTTAGCAGAAACTCAAGAGCAGGATAAAATAACTGAAGCTAAAAAGAAAAAAGAAAGTGAAGGGCAAAAAGCTCTTAATGACTTGACAATAGCTAACATGAAAGATGGTGAGGCTAAGATAGCCAAACAGCAACAAGTAGCTTATCAGGCATCTATTAATGCAGCCAAAGAAAAGTATGGAGCAGAGTCTGTACTATTTGCTGAAGTTCAGGAGCAATTACAAATAGCTGATGCTGCTGCTACTAAGGCTCGCTCAGATAAGAAAATAGCTGATCAGCAGGCTTTGCTAAACTCACTCAATGAATTAAACTTAACTGATGACCAACGTAAGATAGCAGCCATTGAGGCTCAGTACTTAAAAGAGCAAGAGCTTGCTAATGGTAATGCTGAGACTTTGCTAGCTTTGGAGAATAAGCATAAAAAAGATATTGAGAAAGTTGAGAATGATGCTGCCAATGCTAGAATAGAAAAAGACCAACAAATCAGAGATGCTAAGCTAGCTTTTGCTAAGGATACAGTAGATGGATTGGCAAACTTAGGAGGGATGCTAATCAAAGACCAGGCTAAACTAGCTAAGTTTAACAAGGCAAATGCTCTCATTCAGATTGGTATAGATACAGCTAAGGCTATCTCTGCTTTGGTAGCAGCATCACAATCTAATGCATTGAATGGTGTAACAGCAGGTGCTGCAGGTATAGCACAATTTGCATCAGGTATTATTCAGATAGCTACTAATGTTGCGAAAGCTAAGCAATTACTAACAGCACCATCTACCCCTGTATCAGGAGGTGGAGACACTGGAGGTGGAGGAGGTGGTAGCAATACAGCCACTATGATACCTCAAGCAGCTCAGCTGTTTGGCTCATCTAACAATGCTAACACTATGAGTGCAGGAGGATCTACTTCAGCAGGTGGTGGTAATATGATGGTGACAGCTGTAGTATCAGAGACTCAGATAACAAACGTGCAAAAGAAAATTAACATGATAAATAAAAACTCAGAGCTATGAATTCCTTACAAGCAATAACCAACAAAATAATAGCATTCTACACAGCCCATAAGCAAGTGTTCAAAGTGGGTAGTGATTTCAAAGAACAGTTATATAACTTTGCTACTCAGAATGAGAAGTATCCCCTGGTGTATATCGTGCCTAGTGGAGTTATCCCTACTGAGAACACTACTGAGTTTACCTTTGATATTTATTGTTATGACATCATCCAAAAAGATAGAGCTAACATCATCACTATATTAAGTGACACTCAACAGATACTTAGTGATTTGAACGTATACTTTAATGATAGCACTGACTATGACTTTGATGTGGTAGGAGTGCCTACCTTTACTCCCCTCAACAATGATCTATTAGATTACGCTGCAGGGTATCAGATGAGTATTACACTAACAGTTAATGACTGGACTGATTGTGCAGTTCCAATATAAACAAAATTGAACTCTATAATAATATAGGTATATGAATGATGTATTAAAGCAAATATCAGTTAATTTAGGAGTGACAGGTTATGATGATAGCAGTATTCTAATTGGTATAGCTGATTACTACGGTGTGAATACAACCATCTCTAATAGTCTAATGGGAGATATCTTAGATGCTGTAGGTGGCAACGCTGCTACTTCTAATAATTACATACAGGATATAGTAATAGCTTTAGGTGGCCCTAGCACTAGTCTTAACTGGATAGAGGAATGGGAAGCTATAACAGCAGTGCCTGTTTATTTCACTACTACATGGACTACTACAGCTCCAAACGAAACTATAACTCTACCTTATGATGCAGCAGGTACTTATTCAGGAAGTATAGATTGGGGAGATAGTAATACAGATGTAAATAGTTTTGCTAACAATACTCATACTTATGCTGTAGCAGGCACTTATACAGTTATAATAGATGGAGATTGCACAGGTTGGTATTTTGGTAATTATGGTGGCTCACCAAATATTACTTCAGTAGTAAATTGGGGACAGCTTCAATTAGGTCCTGATAACTATGGCTATAACTTTGTCTCTTGCTCTAACTTAGATTTATCTTCAGTTTCAGATACTTTAGATTTAACAGGGGTGACTATTTTTGATGGATTGTTTTTTGATTGTACTTCTTTAACTACAATTAATAATATAAATTCTTGGGACACTTCAGCAGTTACAAGTATGGCTGAGATGTTTAGTGGTTGCACTGCATTTAATCAAGCGTTAAGTTTTGATACTTCTGCTGTTGAAGCTATGGGTACTATGTTTACTAATTGTTCGGTATTTAATCAAGCATTGAGTTTTGATACTTCTGCAGTTACGAATATGGGTAGTATGTTTGAAGGTTGCACAGCATTTAATCAACCTTTGAGTTTTGACACTTCTGCAGTTACAGATATGAGTCAAATGTTTAGTGGTTGCACTGCATTTAATCAAGCGTTATCATTTAACACTTCAGCTGTTGAATTTATGAATAGAATGTTTAAAGATGCACCTGCATTTAATCAACCATTAACATTTAATACAATAGCAGTTCAAAATATGAGTTTAATGTTTACTAATGCTATTGCATTTAATCAAAATATAGGAAGTTGGAACGTAGAAAATGTACAAAACTTTACAGATTTTATGAGTGGCAAAACAGATGCAACTTTCTCTACAACTAATCTTAACGCAATCTATAATGGGTGGAGTACACAAGCAGTACAGTCAAGTTTAAGTATAAATTTTGGTACAGCTAAATATACAGTGGCAGCTTCAGCAGGTAGAGCTATACTTACAGGTGTTAATACATGGACTATAACTGATGGAGGATTGTAATGGCATACGCAAAAAATGGTATTTTCAATGTGCTCTATCCTACTCGTAGGAAGATGGCTACTATTCTTAAGAGGATTGTAAGAGATGATATCTCTAATCCTACAGGCAGTACACTAGTAGATAGCATCAGAATTAATGCTCAGATAGTAAACATGGAAAGGTTAGAGATAGAGATAATAGCTATGTATTATTTTATCTTTTTGAATAATGGGGTACCACAAACTTCTAATGCTTATGGACCTAATAGTGGTCAGATAGCTCCTAGAGAATTTGTAGATAAATTTACTCAGGAAATGGAAAGCTCAGGTATCACTGCTGAAATATATCAACAGTACTTTAATTGGCTTAGTAAAAATTATCCTATGAACCAATGGGTGCCTGTTATTAAAGAAAATCAAAAGCTAGTATACACTTTTTATGCATTAGATCCTCCTGCTGATTTCATTGAGGGGTATCCGTTAAATGTCTAACTCTTTTTTCATACCAAGGATATTAAAGACATAGGTAAGTGGTAGTGCTCCTACTGCTTCAGTTTTAGTAATATCCCCATTTGTGAGACCGTATATCATACGCTCCCAACTCCACTTATTCTCTTTTACTTCCTTCTCGACCTCTTTTATCTCTTCAGGCTCCATGGCTGCCATATCATCTTCAGTTAGCTCCTCTTCAGCTTCGTTGAATAGATTAGAATAAACATCTAGAAAATTATCCTTAAACTTCAGAAACTCAGCCACTATGCCATAGACCTCAGTGATTGGTATATCTAGAAACTTCTCAGCTCTTATACTAATATCATAATCATAAGGCTCAAGTACTACCTCACCCCATTCATTTACTTTAGACTGCCTGTATAGGATAGCACATATCTTATCTAGGTTAGTGTGGTAGTTATCGTTAAAATAATAGTCCAGGTCAATGTACTCAAATAGGCACAGCTTCGCTAGTGGCTTTATCTTCATACCTAGGAGCTCATGCTTATATTGTTTAGATGGCTGAGTGTTTGACCACTTCATATCAGCCACCATTTTAACCATATCATCTAAGTCTAGCTCATCTACCTCATCATAGGTCATATCAGTGACTATAGAGATTAATTCACTATTGTAAGCATTAGCTCCCTGCTCTTTGTCTATTTGGCTTATCTCAATAAACTGCTCAAGGCTGATGTTACTCCACTTCTTCGGCAGGTACATCTACTTGTTTAACTAGCTTATTTGTAATAAATAGTAAGTAAGGGATAGCTATGTTTGCCTTAAGTTCTTTAATCATTTTTGCCTTAAGTTTTAAGTGAGCTTCTGCATAGTGCTCAGCAGGTGTAAGGTCATCACGCTTAAAGAAAACTGCTAACACATCACTAATGTATCCCTTAGGTTTAGCTATGGCTATCTTCTCAATAAGCTTAGTATCTCTTACTGTCATTTTTAACTCAGCTGTGTAGCTGTATCCTGCTAACTCAATTTGTGAGATGGTAGGATAGTCTACCTCAGGGATAGTATTAAATGCATTGGTGTACTCAATGAAGTCAGCCACATCTACATCATAGAACTCACTTTCAGCTACGCCTAGGCTAGCAAAAATCTGCAGGTGCTTATCTACAGCATCTAGCTCCTTGTTATTGCTAAGCTCGGTTATTACTTCAAACTGCTCAATGGTCAGTTCGTCAAGGTGGTTAGGGATATCCCTGCCTAAAATAGTTATCATAGTTTTTAATTTTAGAACAAATATACAAATAATATAATATAGGTATGGCAAAAGATAATTTACCTATTTACAAAATTACTATAGATCCTGAATACTCTGAAAATGGGGAGGATCTCGGGATTGAGCAAATAGCCTTCACAAGCACGCCTGCCATTAAGGTCATGGGCCATGCTTTCAATAGCCAGGTTAAGCAAATGGTCTTTAAGGATAATGTTAAGTATCGTATTGTGGCACCTGCTCTTATCCCTATGGAGATCTATCGTAAAGATGATGAGGATGGCAAAGAGTACTATGTATCATTTAGCAAAGAAGAGATAGAGAAGATACATTCTA